TCGCATTCATCCCGAACCACATTGCTGATGACTTCTTTGCCTCTGTATATCCTACTATTTCGTCAGGTAAAAGCACGAAGGTCTTAATTGTTTCTACCCCCAAGGGCATGAATCACTTCTACCGCATGTGGCATGATGCGGAAAGAGGTAAGAGTGAATATATTCCAACAGATGTTCATTGGTCTGAAGTTCCTGGTAGAGATGAAAAGTGGAAACAACAGACTATTGCAAACACTTCAGAACAACAGTTCAAGGTTGAGTTTGAGTGTGAATTCCTAGGATCTGTTGACACTCTTATATCTGCACCAAAGTTACGTGCGATGGTTTATGAGGATCCAATCAAAAGGAATGCCGGATTGGATGTTTATGAAGAACCACAAATTGATCATAATTATGTACTTACTGTAGACGTTGCTCGTGGTGTGGAGAAAGACTATTCCGCATTTACCATAGTTGACACAACAACGTTCCCATATCGTTTGGTTGCAAAGTATAGAAATAATCAAATAAAACCAATGCTTTTCCCAAGCATTATTAAAGATCTTGCAACTGCATATAATAAATCGTATGTCTTAGTTGAAGTAAATGATATTGGCGAACAAGTGGGTCAGATTCTACATATGGATTTGGAATACGATAATGTTTTGATGTGTACAATGCGAGGTCGTGCAGGTCAATTAGTTGGTCAAGGATTCTCTGGTAAAAAATCCCAAATGGGTGTAAAGATGTCTAAGACTGTAAAAAAAGTTGGATGCATGAATCTCAAGACATTACTTGAAGATGATAAATTAATAATCAAAGACTACGATATTATTAGCGAATTGACAACATTTATTCAAAAATCAAATTCATTTGAAGCGGAAGATGGATGTAATGACGACCTTGCGATGTGTTTAGTCATATTCTCTTGGTTAGTAATGCAACCATACTTTAAAGAGATGACGGACAATGATGTTCGTAAGAGAATATATGAGGAACAAAAGAATCAGATTGAACAGGATATGGCTCCTTTCGGATTTATATCAGATGGTTTAGATTCAACTTCTAGTTTTGTAGATGAGGATGGGGATAGGTGGCATGTTGATGAATATGGTGATATGCAGTATATGTGGGATTATAGATAATGGACATTGAAGGTCAGTTTGAGGTAGAACATTTATATCTTACAGAAAGACGTTGTAGAGTTTGTGGAATAACAAAAGATCTTATAGATGGTTTTTATCTAACAAGGAAAGACAGAGGACCAGTTGCATCTTCATATGCATATGAATGTAAGGACTGTACGAAAAAAAGAATTGTAATCAGTAGAATGACCAACGCAGTATTTGATAAGTGGGAATATCCTGACTGGTAGGTTGTTCACGTCTAGTTTCCCCAATATAAAGTTAGCAATTACTAAATATTTGTAGTCAAGTTGAATCTTTTTCAGAGGGAAAGACATGTCGCTTAATCTAGTATCCCCCGGTGTAAAGGTCAGGGAAGTTGACCTAACTTTAGGTAGAATAGATGTATCCAACGATCAAGTCGGTGCTATCGCTGGTCCATTTGCACAGGGTCCAGTTAATGTTCCTGTACTAATCGAAAGTGAACAGGATCTATTAAATACCTTCGGTAAACCACAAGAATCTAATGCTCAGTATGAGTATTGGATGTCAGCAGCATCATACCTATCTTACGGTGGAACTCTCAGAGTCTTAAGAACTGATGACGATAATCTGGTAAATGCACACTCTCCAGTTGCATCACCAGCAAGTCTAAAAATCACCTCTGCGGAAGACTACCAAAACAATTATCTATCACCAACAGATTGGACCTTCGCAGCAAGAAATCCAGGAAAGTGGGGAAATGGATTAAAGGTATGTGCAATCGACGCAGCTGCTGATCAAAGAATTGCGATCGGAACATTTGGAGTAAGTGTAGGATATGCAATTACTTGCGGAATCATCACTTCATACGTAGATACTGCAGGAAACGTTGGAGTATTCACTGGAGTTGTTAAAGGTGTTATTACCGCAGTTAACAAAGGAAGTATTGACGTAAAGATTGTAAGTAGAAATGACAACTCAACTGGAATTTCAACTGCAGTAAATTACGAAGAGAATGGTTTAAATAGAATCAAAGCAGCATCTCAAGGTGGAACTGGTGCTTACTACCAGATCTTCAACAACGTTGGAACTGCTTCTTCAATCGAGAAGTGGAGATCCGAAAACGGTGCAACTGTTGGTCTTGGTTCAACAGCGATCACAATCGACTCAAGATATAGTCTAGCTGATGTTTCTGTTGGTGATCTAATTCAATCACTCAACAGTGCATTCAAGGCAAGAGTTACTGGTATTTCTACTGGACTCATCACTGTAGATTCTGGATCCCCAGTTTCTTATGCATCTACAACTTTAGTTGTAACTTATACAAGAAACGCTCTTGATGGAACAGAGTCATACGGTGAAGGTCTATATCCAACTGTAGAAAGAAACCCAGTTCTTGATTGGTATGATCAACAAACCCTAGGTTTGGACAATTCTACAGTCTACTGGAAGACTATTGCACCAAAACCAGGTACTTCACAGTATACCTCGGCAAGAAATGGCAAGAACGATGAAATGCATATCGTTGTTGTTGATGATTCTGGATCATTAACTGGAATTTCTGGCAATCTTCTAGAGAAGTATACAAATCTATCTAAGGCTACAGATGGTAAGGTTTCTCCAACAGAGAATATTTACTATAAGACAATCCTTCAGAATAATTCTAGATATGTATATGCTGGTGCAGTAGATTCACTACTATCACCATCATTCACAACCCTAGATGGATGGGTACTTAAGAGTGGCGGAACAATCGCTTGGGGACAAGAAGCTGCATCCACAGAGTTTGGTCTAATTGGTGCAAGAACCTATGAAATGGCAAATGGACATGACTACGCTCTTTCAAATGATATGTCAGCGTCTCTGACAAATGTTATCAGTTCTTACAATATTCTCAAGAACCCTGCAGAATATGATATCAACTTCATCATCTCTGGTCCAAGTGGTGGCGATAGCATCTACGATTCACAAGCAAAAGCAAATTCACTTATTGCAATTGCAGAATCAAGAAAAGATTGTGTAGTCACAGTTTCTCCACACAGAGCTGGTGTAGTAAACGTAACGAACTCTGATACTCAGACTGAGAATATTATCTCATTCTACAATTCTGTTGCTTCAAGTTCTTACGCAGTCTTTGATTCTGGGTACAAGTACATGTATGACAGATTCAACGGAGTCTTTAGATATATCCCACTAAACGGAGATATTGCAGGATTGATGGCAAGAACATCAATCAATAACTATCCATGGTTCTCACCTGCAGGTGCTGCAAGAGGAACGATTAATAATGCAGTCAAACTTGCATATAATCCAACTCAGGCACAAAGAGATCTTCTCTATCCTAAGAGAATTAACCCAGTCATCGCTTCCCCAGGACAAGGAGTAATCCTTTTCGGAGATAAGACTGGACTATCATATGCATCAGCGTTCGATAGAATCAATGTTCGTCGTTTGTTCCTCACAATTGAGGATACAATCGAGAGAGCTGCAAGAGCACAACTATTTGAATTCAATGATGTAATTACAAGAACAAACTTCGTAAACATCGTTGAACCATACCTCCGTGATGTAAAGGCTAAGAGAGGAATTACTGATTTCCTCGTAGTTTGCGATGAATCAAATAACACTCCAGATGTTATTGACGCAAATCAGTTTAGGGCTGATATTTTCGTAAAACCAGCAAGATCAATCAACTTCATTGGTCTAACCTTCGTTGCTAACAGAACTGGAGTTAGCTTTGAAGAGGTTGTTGGAACCGTTTAATTTTAATTAAAACATCAATCCCTATCGAGGTACAAACAAATGGCATTTTCAAATACACCAAGTTTCAGTTCTAGAACTCTAGAAGATTTCAAAGCCAGACTTGTTGGGGGTGCGGCAAGACCAAACCTCTTCGAATGTGAATTGGCTTTTCCATCATTTGCTCTTGAACCAAACTCATCAACAGGAAACGCTCAAACAAACAGCGTTTCCGAAATCTCAAGATTTATGATCAAGGCAGCAAACCTACCTGCATCAAACGTTGCAGTTATTGAAGTTCCTTTCAGAGGAAGAAATCTTAAGATTGCTGGTGACAGAACATTCGATGTCTGGACCATCACAGTAATTAATGATGTAGATTTCGGACTAAGAACTGCATTCGAGAGATGGATGAACGCCATCAACAAGCATGATGATAACTCTGGTTTGATTAACCCAGCACAATATCAGAGAAACGCTATCGTAAAACAGTTCGGAAGATCATCACTGTCTTCCGCACAGAGTAATGTCACTAATCCAACTTTAACCAAGAGTGGAGATCAAATTCCAGTTCTAAAGGCTTACAAGTTTTACGGTGTATTCCCAACTGCAGTTAGTGCGATCGACCTTTCATATGATTCTTCAGATACTATTGAAGAATTCACCGTTGATCTCCAAGTTCAGTGGTGGGATGCTCTTGATTCACAAGGCAATACTCAACTAAACACAGACTCTGAGGTTCTAAACCCACAGTAAACTCTTCTATAAATAATAGAAATAGAGTTAACACTTGAGTAATGCCTAAATTATTTGGTTTTAAAATCCAAGACGATGGAGACGATAGATCTAAAAAATCTATCGTCTCTCCTGTTCCGGAGAATCAAGAAGATTCTTCGGATTTTTACGTGTCTAGTGGATTTTATGGTCAATATGTAGATATTGAAGGAGTATACAAGTCAGAAGCGGACTTAATTAAAAGATATCGTGAAATGGCTTTGCACCCAGAAGTTGATGGTGCAATTGAGGACATCATCAATGAAGCAATCGTTTCAGATCAAAACGATTCTCCAGTTCAGATAGATTTATCCAATACCCCAGCTTCAGATAGATTAAAAACAGCAATCAGAGAAGAGTTTAAATATATCAAAGAAATTTTAGATTTTGATAAAAGATGTCATGAGATTCTAAGAAATTGGTATGTTGACGGAAGAATATACTATCACAAAGTCATAGATCTTGATAGACCGCAGGATGGGATCAAAGAAGTAAGATATATTGATCCTATGAAAATCAAACTTGTCAGAAAGATCAAGAAAGATTCCAAACAAGTTTTAAATCCAACATTTGCAATTAGTGGACAAGGAAATGGAATTGGAAATTTAGCAACTCCAGAAGTAGAAGAATTTTACGAGTATAATCCAAACACTAGAGGTAATACATTTAATACCTCCAATTTTAAGACAGGACTGGGTGGTGCATCAAGAATATCAAAAGATGCAATCACTTATGTTCACTCTGGTTTGGTAGATAGAAATAAACAGTGTGTTCTTTCTTATCTCCACAAAGCAATTAAAGCACTCAATCAACTTAGAATGATTGAGGATTCTCTCGTTATCTACAGACTTTCGAGAGCTCCAGAAAGAAGAATTTTCTACATTGATGTAGGTAATCTTCCTAAGATCAAAGCGGAACAATACCTCCGTGATGTCATGACTCGTTATCGTAACAAACTAGTTTACGATGCAAACACTGGAGAGATCCGTGATGACAAGAAAATGATGTCCATGTTGGAAGATTTTTGGCTTCCAAGAAGAGAAGGTGGTAGAGGAACTGAAATCACTACACTTCCAGGTGGTCAAAACCTTGGTGAACTTTCGGATGTTCAGTATTTCCAAAAGAAACTTTTTAGAGCACTTGGAGTTCCAGAATCTCGTCTTGGTGGAGAAGGTGGTTTCAACCTTGGTCGTTCTTCAGAAATCCTAAGAGACGAAATCAAATTTACCAAGTTTGTTGGAAGAATGAGAAAAAGATTCTCTCAACTATTCATGGATATGTTGAAGACTCAACTTATTCTAAAGAACATTGTTACACCAGAAGATTGGAAAGTTCTATCAGATCATATCCAATTCGACTTTGTATATGACAACCACTTTGCAGAACTCAAAGAAGCAGAACTAATTCAGAATAGATTGGGCGTTCTTGCTGCTGCAGAACCTTATGTTGGAAAATATTATTCTGTTGATTATATCAGAAGAAATATTCTCAAACAGACAGATTCGGAAATTATAGAAATTGATGAGAGGATCTCTGTTGAACAAGAACTGGGAATTATTCCACCACCAATCGATCCCAATACTGGACTACCAGTTGGACAAGAACCCCCAGCTGAACAACCAGCCATGGGTGAAGTTCCAATGAATCCAGAAATAGACGCTTCTGCTGCAGAGATGCAACCAACGGAAGAAATGCCTAAACCAAAAATGCCAAGAGGTGGACGCATTTAATAAATACCCTTAAGTAAACACTGAAATTTTAACAAAAATGGATGATTTAATTAACATGATGGTCGCTGATGCATCACCAACTGAAATTAGTGACAAGATTAAAGAAATTTTAATGCAAAAATCTGCCGAAAACATTGAGGCAGTTAGACCAGTCGTTGCTGCTTCAGTATTTGGTGAACCACAAACCGAAGAAGAACCAGAATCGGAACAAGAAGAAGAAACCGAAGAAGAAACCGAAGAAGAAGAGGAATCTGAAGAATGACTTACATCCGTCACGATGCAAACAACAATCCAGTATCTCCGCAACCAGGATTTACTACGGTTTCGTATCTTGGCGGAACAACTGGATGGTCAACGGTAACTTATGAAGACTTTAATGATGACTATGTTGCTTACACATACAATAGTCCAGCTGGTATAGGAACTAGAACTCCCGCAACTTACCAGAGACACGATGCAAGCAATAATCCTGTTGGTGTTGGTACTTATCAGAGACATGATTCGAATAACAATCCGATAACAAGTCCATAGTTTCATAAATATAATATAAGACCTTAAAAGTAGTGAAATGAAACTTATTACGGAAGAAGTAACTAACGTAAAGATTATTACCGAAGGTAAGGGA